GTTGGAAAGTGGTGTCATAATTATCAAACTCATTCATACGTTCCTGACGTTCTTTCTTGTTTCGTTCTAACTCCAACGATACATCTTTTACATATGGATGCTGCGCTATCTTAGTTTCTTCAGACAAGTAAGGTGATTTATTTAACACTTCGACTACTTCCATCTCATTGATCAAGATGTCCCGATTAAAAATGATATTTACATATTCATCTTCATAATCCCCTTGTCCTGTGTTAGCTAAATGAACATTGATAAACCATAGTAAATCCTCGAAAGAAGCTTGGAACTCCGTTTCGATACCATCAGCATCAAGATCAATCTCACTGTACATAGCTCTGATATTTAATTGATTCGGGTTATTCGCCATGCGTTCGTCTTTCGCGTCATAGCCTCTGCCGTTTTCAATCAGTGCCTTTTTAAATAAAGCAAGAATAGACTTATAGTTGTCAGCATTTACTTCAATGGTTAATGTTTCAACGCTGCCCTTTACCCCATCTATTGAACTAACTTTAACAGCTCCATATACTGAAAGATTGCGCCTAAACTCTCCTAAATCCTGACCATCGTAGTTGTGCACCACTAGGATTGTATTTCGTGCATCCTCCTGCATGTTATTTTCAAAGTCACTTAGCATGATATTGATGCCATCTTGGAGAGATTTAACACGTTTTATTAATGGTATCTCCTTGTTATTGAATTTAAACGGAATTAAAGGTATTCGCTGCCAATTCATACCTATTTCATGTTCACCATCATTTATAGTGATATAAGAAGTTGTTGTCCTAGTTACATCTTGCACAAGGTGACCTGCGAACCACTGATAGTGTTCGACTCCGTTGGCACTATAAACCTCTACCTTTTCCACTACAACCTCTCTATCACCTTCATACTCTTTGACAGCATATAAGCGAATTGCAAAGTCAAGAATTGTTTGCTCCGAATCCTTCCAATAAGAAATGATTTCATATGGAGGAAAACGTTTAATAGCAAATTCACCATTTTCATCATAAAAAGGATAAAACCAGCCAACACCTCCATTCAAGGCATCTTGCCCAACATTTTTTAATGTTCGATGGAATCGTTTGTTGAAAATGTCTTGCAATTTCTTTAAGTACATTTCATTTTTGGTTTCAATTGTTATTGGTTTTCCAAGTTGATAGTTTACTTTTTGGTCAACAAGCTTCGCATACTGGTTATCAAGTATTTTGTTGTTCGGAAGGTTATCGTTAACCTCTAATTGCCCACCTTTACCAATAACCCAACGTTTACGCTTTAAAATATCTTGTTCACCTTCATAATATGCCTCTCCTATCAATATCCACTTTCGTTTCTCTGACTTTTTAAACTTATTAATTTCGTTTTCAAGCCATTTGATGTCAGTTATAACACTATTTGCTCCAGCTGTTATGTTTTCATTGATGACATCTGTATCTGTAACGGCACCCTGGTACGGAAAATAGCTCAAGTTCTCACCTCTTTCTAATCAAAACTGAATAATGGTTGTTGCATAATTACTGTATTTACAAAATAGCGATCAGCATCGAGCTGATGGTCGTTCTGTTTAACTGGCTTATCTTCGCCCCTATCAGCGGCTTTAGCATCCCACATGTAGGAACTGAACTCACGAAACGTCTCTATGCAACAATCATTGTATTTGATCATGTTATTAACGAGTGCATTTGCTAAGTTACGTATGCCATCTAGTACATCATTTTTCGCTTCCTTAACAGAAAAACCATGTTGCTTCAACGCTGTAATGAATGATTTTGCAGAAGGGTCAACGATTATCTTTGTGATTTTTAAGTCACCAACAAACTCCATCATGTCCTGACAATATTCTTCGTCAGTTTTCTGTCTGTTGGATTTACGTCCATCGTAATGATATTCCTTAACCTTGTACCAAACACCATCACAAAACCCCCACAGACCGAATGTCGTAGGGTTTTGAGTGCCATAGTCGACACTGACATAGTATTTTGTATATTTGCGTGGTATCGTCTCTACTGTATGCAACTTTTCATCAAACATATCGTAGATAATGCCCTCTGCAAGCACCCATAAGCCAAGGATGAATCGTTGGTAGAACACGCCTTTATACATGCGTTTATAACGCTCTTTAATACGTTGTGATAGTGATAAGTTGTCATCCATTGTAAAGTGTAGATGCAACATGTTCTTATCTTCTAATTGATCTAAATACTCAAGCTTGAACCAATGATAAGGGCCGGCAGGGTTACAGTTAAACCAAAACTTTGCACCATCTACAGAACATCGTGCTGTTGCTTGGTTAACGAACGATTGAGGCATAAGCGCAACTTCGTCAAAGAACATTCCAGCGAGTGTAATCCCTTGGATAAGGTCTTGCGAAGCTTCGTCTTTCCCTCCAAATATATAAAAATAGTTCACTTTGCCATTTCGAGTGACAGTGAACATATTTTCAGAACGATATTCTTTTATTTTGTAGCCTCTGGACATCAACATGCGTTTTAATGGTTTGAATACGTTACGACGGAATGAACCGATTGTTTTACCAGCCATTCCAAGATTCTCATCTTCAAACGTCTCCATTGCCCACATAACAAATGATAGAGACATAACGACAGTTTTCCCCGCACGAACAGAACCATCGCAAATAAGACCATCCTTGTCCTTGTGAGGGGAGTTAGATTGCCACCATTTGAGCACTTTAAGTTGTTTCTGACTAAAAGGTTTAAATGTGAACAGAGCTGGTTTCTTTCGTTTACTCATCCCAATTCACTTCCTTACCTTCTATTGCCTCTAAGAAGCCGTCGTCCTCGTATTCATCATCGTCATCACCGTTTTCTTTACGGATAGCGATTTTAGAAAGTTCAATGTCTGTTTTCGTTTTCTCCATGTTAAGTTGCATCTGCTCAAGTTTAAGCCTGCGCTCATCATCCTCGGTTGTGAGGTCCATAAACTGCTTAACCAAGTTACGATGTTCAGCAAATGCCCTCGTCTGAGCTTTGATATAAGACTCATAGCGTTCGTGAGCATAGATGACTTTGTAATCGGTCTTGCTCATGCCCTCTGCGTCCATCTCACCACTGATTTCTTTAAGATGGTCGAACGGATCTTCAACCCACATGATTTTTTGAGCACGGATGATAGCAGCGAAGCTCAACTCGATTTGCAACCATAACTGGTCAACAACATCGAAGTCCTGCAAAGCCTCCATGATTTCGATTTGCTCATCGTAAAGGAACTTGCTACGCAAGCCATGAATCATAGCAGCCCTGTTCCGTTTGGTGAATTGATTCTGTGGATTTGGATTGCCACTTCGCTTCTTCACTCGCCCATCCTTCTTAGGAGGCGTGTCGTTGACTACTTCTTCTACATCACTTTCGATTGTAGTTTCATTTGCAGTACTGCATTCATTTGTTTGTAGTACTACATTCCATTTATCTCGACTTTTCCATGCTGAAATTGTTTTCTCTGGCACATCAAGTTGTTCAGCAATTGCTCTATTTGTGATGTCTCCATCATGTTGTTTAAATATTTCAAGTGCTTCATCCCTTCTAGGGTCTCTTTGTCTAGCCATATCTCATGCACCACCACCTCCATCATTTGTTTGTTTTGTAATCACCCCATTATGCTAGTTGCTTTGTA